GAAGTAGTGTTAGCCATTTAGCCTCCTACTTGTCTAATAATATAGTCGCAGCAGTTAAACTTGTGAATGCAGAAACTGTCATGCCATCAACAAATAAAATTCCATCTTCTGGAATATTAAATGCAAACACATCACCTGCTGGTGCATCACCTATAAATTGTGTAACTGAATTTCCATCTTGTAAAGTTATTGATCCAGCACTTGCTGTACTGTTAGAAAGAATAATTCCTCTTAATCTTGTTCTTCCTGCAAATACAGAACCTGTTCCTGTAACTCTTACTGCTTTTACATCTGATTTCATATTTTATATTCTCCTAAATTTTGTGTGGGCCGAAGCCCACACTAAAATTAATTATTACGCTTCTTTAGCAAAAGTTCCTCTAACTTGAGTAACTTGCCATGCTACAGTTCCATCTAATGATGAAATTACAACATAGTCACCTTGTCTAGAGGTAGCTTTTGTATTAATTAAGTCTTTGTCATCAGTTGATGAACCAGCATAAGTGATTCCGTCAGCTGCGTTAGGACTAATTGTTAAAGCGTTTGTTCCATCAGTCGCATTGTTTACAAAAGTAAAAGAGTAACCAATTGCGATCGCTGGTAATGTGAAAACCACACCATCTGTTTCAGAAACAAATGTTTTACCTGAATCTGCAGTTGTTACAGTGTAATTTGAACTTTTAGTTTCAATGTTTACACCTTCTTTACCTTGAAGTACTGGACCTGAAAAGGTTGTTTTAGCCATAGTTTTATCCTCCTAGTTATTTCTACATAGTCTCTAGGCCGTCGACTATACTGCGTCTATGTAGAATTAATTTATGTATAGTAGGTAATTTATATACTAGATTTTAATAGAGTGCAAGAGATCCCTAGGAATGATTAACGTTTCCAACGATGTATTAGTCCTAATTAACCAGCGTAAAGATGAATTTCACCATCTAACGGATTGGTTCGAACTTGCTCTTCCTGTTGCCTAATGATTGATCTAATTACTGTTTTGATCTCATCACCAATAACAGACATTTCAGCGGTAATTTGTCCCTTATTTTCAAGAAACAACTCGTTCCATCTAGACTCGAGTTTCAGTTTCTTCGCGAACAATACCATGTTGTCCTGAGCCATTTGTAACCTCCTCATAGGTTATATAAAAATCACTTATAGTACTAGTGTACTGTAAATCATTTTGTTCCCATTTTATATCAGATTTTCCTAAGAAGTCAATAATGGGTTTATTTAGCTCATCCGCATTATTTATTTCTTTATCACTTTCGATTTCAAATTGTGTTTGTAAAGTTTTTGTAAATATTTTTATTAGGTATTTATTCATGGTTTTGTCTTTCTATATTGTAAATGAGGCGGGATTGTGTCCCGCCTCAAATTTTTTAAGTATTATGCACCTGGTGATGCAAAGATACCTCTAAAGTCAGAAACTCCGAAAGAGTATCTTTCTCTAGCTTTGTATCTAACGTTACCAGTGTCGAAGTCGCCTTCCATAGCCGTTTTAATTGGGCTTCTGTCAAACATCTTCATACCATTCGGCACATCAGTGATAATGTAGAATGCATCTGGATCAGTTAAGAAATTATTCACTCTATAACCTTGAGGAATCATTCCCATTGATCTGATAGCATTGATATCATTATCAGCAGTTCCAACTCTTTGCTCAGTTTTCATGAGTCTTTCAGCTGTGAATTGTAACTCAGAAGGGATAATCATTTTAACACCTCTTGCAGCAATTTTTAGACCTCTTTCGTCAGTCATTGCAGCGATGTCAATTAATGATTGCTCTAATGAAGTTTCATTCAAGTCAGCAGCTGTAGTTAAAGTGTTGGATACAGTTCCAGCAATCGTTGGGTGAGTAGTTGCAAATAATGCAGTACCATCACCTGATGTGAAACTACCAAATCCATTAATTAATGGATTAACAGCTTTTACTTGTTTTGTTTGTGCCATTGATCTAGCTAACGCTTTTGTATATCTAGATGCTAATCTGTCATACAGATTATCTTCAATAGCTTCTTCAGTGATCGAGAATGCTAAAGCTACAGTCTCGTGAGTGTATCTAGCTGTGAAAGTCTCTTGAGCATTGTCAAAAGTCACACCTGAACCCTCAGCTTTAACTTGAGCTTGAGCAAAACCAGATAACATTACTTCTTCTTCAAACGCTCTGTCAGAAGATTCAGTAGCATATATCTCAGCATGTTGATTCTCGTACTGTTTATATTCCAGACCGAATAAAGCATTCAAACCTGGCTCTAGTTCTTTAACTAGTTGTCCTCGTGATATCGCCATAATTTATTCTCCTTATATTCCGGCTGTTTGTTTCATAAAGTGTTCGTTGATAGTAACGACTACGTTCGCATTAGCTGCGCCTAGTTCGTCATTCTCAGGATCTTTAGAAACACCTATTATTTTTAATTGAGCTGCAGTTGCTGCCATAGTTCCAGAAATTTCTACTCCTGAAACGTAGTTTGGCGCACTACCTGCTGCGTACACGATGTCAGCACAGTTACCAATGTTAGTTTGGGCTACTGTACCAGCACTTTGTATTTCAAACCTTTCATAAGGGTCATCACTTACGAATCCAACAATATCTGTTGCAGTGTTAGATGCGTTTAAGTGGTTCGCCCATGTAGGCTTGCTTGTTGATGCGTCAGTATAAAATACACCGTTTAGTGATCCTAATAAAACCTCTGCAGCTGCTCCAACTTCAATCTCACCAGTCGCCGCCATAATAACGGGATCGTTTTGGTAGATTGCTGCTGAACTTGCTGCAATGCTGTATTCGGATAAACCTTGTGCGTCTTTATTCTGACCAACTTTTCCGATCGGTCTTAGACCGAACGCTGCGTCTTTATTTGCCATAGTTGTGTCCTCCTTATAGACATATTATTAAGTTTACCCTTTGATGGTTAGAAATCGTTAAAAAATTAACTTTTCTTTGAGCCACCGAAGGTTACACGAGTCTGTCGATCAATATTGATCGGCATACTTGGATGCTGTTCCTTCATAAGATCGTTATCAACTGCTTCAACATTTTCTTGACCTTGTTTAACATAATGGTCAGTTCGTTGTTGCGCGATCTCTTCCGGTACCCTTGTCAGCAAAAGGCCACCAACTCCGATCACTCCTGCGTATTTGCCGTCTTCAACAACAGGATAATCTGCATTAGGATATTCATCAGATCTAACTAATTCATAACCTTGTCTTAATCTTCCATTGACGTTCTTAGCGTCATTGAAGCCAAGACTCTCAGCTCTTATCCATCTATGTTTAAAACCTGTTGGCGCAGGTGGTGCATCTAAAGATGACGGTGGAGTCCAAACTTTTTTTCGAGTTTCTTTTTCTCTAGTTTGACTCGCACGGGAAGTTCTTTTTTCATTTTCATTACTCATATGCTTATACCTCCTTCGTGATATTTAATTGTTTCGCATATTCTTCTAGTGGCACACCTAATTTTTTAGCGATTGCTACCTGAGAGGGTGTGAGTCTCACAGTTTTGCGACCTGATTTTGTACTTCTTTTTGCAGATGCAACTGTCTGTACAGGCTTAGCCGTTTCCTTAACCTCATTTGTAGCAAATTTCTGAGGAAATTCAAGTCTTATTCTTTTATCAATTTCTTGATAATATTCATCAGATTGTGGGTCATAACCTTCCTCTTCTGTAAGCTTTTTATGTAGATCAAAAGCAGTATAAGTCATAGCGGTATCTCTACCAAACCATGAGTTTTTACTTGCCCAGTCTTCAGCTTTTGGGTCAGGATTTCCCTGTGCTACTTGTCTTCTATCTAAATTGACTTCTGGTTGTCTAACCTCAGTTTCTCTAGATTTATTAATTTCTTCTTGTTCAGCTTTAGCTTCAACAAATTTAGCTTGTTTATAAGCATACTCAGAAATTAAAGATTGAGCTTCTACTTCAGCATTAATATCTCCTGCTTCTCTTGCAGCAGCTAATTTTGCTTTAGCAGATTCTAAACCAGCTTTAATACCTTCTTCAGTGGTTTTTAAAAAACTAGGTTCAAGCTTAGAAAGTTTTGCTTCAGACTTTTTCTTATCCTCCATAACTCTTTGAGCATAAGTTAAAGCTTCATCTTTTTGTCTCTCAGCTTCTCTCCACTTCTTAGTAAGTTTAGCTATTCTTTTTTGAACAGTTTCAGAATATTGTTTTAGTTCATCTTCTGATGGTTCTTTTTTAGCTTCAACTTTTTCTTCTGGTTGTTCTACAACTTCAGTTTCTTGTTCTTGTTGAGCTTCTACTTCTGGTGTTTCAGTTTCTTTAGAATCATTTTCTAATTCAACTTCAGTGTCAGGTCCAGATGTATCGATATCGACTGTTTTGTTTTCTTCTACGTCGGGCATAGTTTCCTCCTATGATTGTTAATATTGATGAAGTATATCTTCTGGGTTAGCAATGGTAGCAAGTACTTCATCATCATTGAGTATTCTCACTTCACCACCATCGATTTGTATCCTGGATCCGGCATAACGTGCGAAGACAACCCAGTCTCCTTTTTTACACCATGGACCTTCAGGAAATTTTTCTTTGTCATAACAATGTGGACCTTGTGCTAAAACAAGTCCACATGTAGATGCAACTTGTTGTCGCTCTAATGTTTCTTGTCCTAAAAATAATCCACCTTTTGTTTTTTCAGGCATTTTAAATGGAAGAACTATCATTCTCCATCCAGTTGGTTTAGGTAATTTTTCTGATTCTTTTGTTTTTAAACGTTCGTAACCTTCAACTTCTTTTTTATTAGCTTCTTCATTTTGTTTTTCGTATTTATCTAATAATGCAGATTTAGTCTTGGGTGTCTCCGAATCGGACGACGTTTGTGAGATCGTGTTCTCTTTCAGTATCATTTTTTTCCTCCTTAGGATTTAGCAGGCTTGATATTTCCTGTGATATTCTTAAATAGGCATGTGCCTGTCCCATCATATACTTGTATTTTTCCATATTGTCAATACCACCACCAATCATGTTATCTCCAATATTTTGATATGATTCTTTTAAATATTTCTGTATTTTATTTAATATTACTAATTCTTCACTTAACATTAGCTATTTTACCCTTATTTGCACCTTTCTTAATGACATATTTCTGAGTGCCGTTCGCACCTGCATCTACCTCTTTTTTAAGGTTTCGAAATAAGTCTTTTTCTTTATTTTCTTTTTCTTTTTTTTGAAGAAAAGATTCTATTGTTTTTGA